ATTATGAGCCTCCCTTTTTTTTCTTTAGCAATATTTGTAAACTCATTTGCTATTATTTGATGATGTCCCCATTTGTCTTTATCAGGTGTATTACGATAGATGAAGTCTGGCCACATCTCTTTTACAAAGAATAAAAAATTATCCTGAGCCAGCTGAATGCTTTTTATCATAAGCCTCTCTACTTCGAGCCTTAGTTTATCAGTGGGTAGGTTTTGTAGTGTCATAATCGCATACTACAATAGCCGTAAGAAAAGAGCAAGAAGTACACGTATATCTCTTGTCTAACGCTTGCGTTCGTGTAAGAACCTAGTAGCCGTAGGTTGGGAAAATCTACGTTTTTAATTATCGATTTTAGAATAGATAATGAGCCTTTTTTTTAGATGGGAAACAAAAAAAATGCCTAGTTAAATTAATAACTAGGCATTAAAAGAATTAACTATGTAAACTTATTCTTTTAATTCTTTAGGATAGTGATTAGGAACATTTCCAAAGTCTTCTAAATACTTTGCAATTCCTTCCCTATCTAATATTTTTATGCCTTCACTTGTTAACTTTATAAAGCCCATTTTTTCAAAGTCTTTAATCGCTTGTATAAAGTGTTTATCTTTTTTAAGTATATCTGTAAAAATATCCATAACCTTAACCTTTCAATATATATAATCTAACTTGATTTAATGCATTACTTACTTCACTCATTAACTCATTAGATTGTTGATTATTAAATTTACTACAATGTTCTACAATAATATCTTCTAAAACTTTTGCTACTAATGCATTATTAAGTTTTATTTGTGGATTAGTATTATTAGTAGGTTGTGTAAAATCCCTATTGTTAATCTCACTACTAGATATAGTAGTGAGATTAGTGTTTCTAATGTTGTCTAGTAAACTCATTAGTCATTAACCTTAATGTCTAATTTAATTTCTTTAGACTTACTAGGGACTAAACACTCTTTCCATATATTAGGATATTTTTCTTTTAAGAGTTTACTATCGATACGACCATTTAATAAATTGCCGTTTTCATCTCTTTTACTTTCCCTAATAATTAAGGTTGCAACACTTCCCATATATTTATCTGAAGTGAAAAATATAGTATTTGATTTTTTATCTTCAAATAATTTCAAGACTTGTGGTTTTAGATAACCTTCAACCTTTTCTTCATCTAGTCTTTTTTGTTTTGTGGTTGCATAATCAATAAAGAGTTTTTCTTGTTCTTCACTTAACTCTTTATGAAAGTTTAAGTCTTTTATAGTTAGTTTTTTTAGTGTCATAATTTTTTCCTTTCCTTGTAAAATGTTTAACACAAGTAAATTATATAAAATTTTTTAACAAATTAAAAGCATTAATTTATATTTTTTTATATTTTTTTATATGGTTGTTCCTGGTGTTGCTGCTTTTTGCTTTCCCTGGTACAGCTGCTGCTGGCGCTTTTCTATAGGAAGGGAAATGGGAAATGTGGGAAACTATGGGAAATGGGAAAATGGCAAACGCACACCTCCGTGTTGTCCCCGAGGCGCGCGCCCGTGCCAGCTTCTTAACTAACTATAATAAAGAAGTTCTTTTTGCTTAAAAACGGCAAACGGCAAATTAATTAAATAGAAATACAATTAAAAGAGTTGCTCCTAAATATAAGAGCAACTCCATAAACTCAACTAGAACTAACATATCTTAAAACCACCACTAGCTCTACAGAAACGCATAAAGTCTACTACGTTCTCCTCTGAAAAAGGATAGCTTGCCATATGGTCTAGCATTTTATAAATATCGTCCCATTGGCTTTTGAATGGTTCTGGATAACTGACAGGTGCAATATTTTCATCACCTGTCTTATCTATAACTATCTGATGAAGTTCTTTCATTTTTATTCTTAACTTATTATTATGTTCAATCGCTTTTTTATTAACTTCATCATAATGCTTTTGAATTTGTCTAACTCTTGACGTCTTGAGTTCTTGCTCCAACCTATCAGCAATTTTCAAGGCAATATCTTCTTCAACTCTATATCCGTCATTGTGATGCCAAGCACTATGGTCTTCTTTTGGTATAATGCCTCCCATTAAATTTAATACATAATCTGCTAATGGTCTCCACCACCAAACATTATTTCTAAAATAATGCCCAACATTTTCCTTTAAAAATTTTTCTCTATCTTTAAAGTATTGTCTTTTTTCTTTGTCTGAAGGTTTGTCCTCCCAATTAATAGAAGGTTCTTTGCTTTTTAATTTTGGATTTAATCCGTATAAATCGAATCCCATTTTATTCTCCTTTTTAAGTTTAACACAATATTATTCTACACTATTATATATACAATGCAAGAAAAAAATTAATAAGCTCCCGGTTGTCAGCTGGCGACGCGCTGCCAGCCCATTAGACTAAAGTCAGTAACTCCAGCTTTTCCGTAAAAAACGGCAAACGGCAAATTAGGTCCCGGGGATCGGCCAGGCAGCCAGATCCAGGACCTGAAAAAGATGGGGACCAAAACTCATTAGACTATAATTATAAAAGTGTGGGTTTCCGTAAAAAACGGGAAACGGGAATTAGAAGACCATAGAAACCACCACACACAAAAGTACTACCCCCAACCACACAAGCAATCGAGGGCAGAACAAAACGATGAACGCTAAAAAAATATAAAATCCCATATCTACCTACATTTTATATTATACCATAGTTCCTCGTAATAGTCATCTAGACCTTGAGCGTCATTTCTGTAGTCACAGGTAGCACGATCATTCCACCAGTACCCCTCCACCTGTTGAGTCTTGGTATTGATCCAAATGCCTGGACCTCCTGTTGCTACGCACAGACGTGCTCCAAGATAATCTCCTTTATAATCTACTATGTAATTAACATCTAAGATGCGTTCTAATAGTTCTTCCCAGGTAGAGCCCCCGGCTTCAACCCACGCTGCCTCCTGCTGGCAGATCTCCAGCAACAACTGCTGCCCTGTTTTCTTTGTTTTCTCCATGTTTTCTCTCCTTTTTGTTTAACACAGGTTCAGGATAACGGCAGCACGCGCAGCTGTCAACAAAAAAAGATGGGGACCAAAAAACACGGAAATCAAGGCTTTGCGACAATTTGCCCGGGGAAAATTTCCCGCACGCGCCTGGCCCATCCTGTCTAAAGACTTTTAAAAAAACCAGAAATTGCTACGTGTTTAGTTTTCTTGTTTATA